TGTCGATATTGCAGATGCGAACGACATAGCGCCAGTCACGAACCGTCAGGCCCGCATCCCAGCGATAGTGCGTCCGATACGCTTCCATGCGCCCGGTGTTGCTTCCGCCCGAAGCGTCCTCGATGGTGACTTGGCCCTTGTCTGTGACCTGTAAGCCAGCGGTCGAGCCCTTCGGAACGATGCCGTGGACGGTGTTCGGACCCCAGACAACAAGCCAAATAGAGGCGTTGTCGGGGCCGGTGCCGGCTCCGTCGATGATGTTGTCGCCATTCTCTGCCGACAGCGAATTGCAGCGCGGGGCGAAACCAGTGAAGGCTTCCGGCTCCGAGTTTTCATTGCCGTAGAACAGGGTGCTGACGATCTCCTGGTTCATGCCCTCGATGTGGGGGCGATCTTCCTGGAGACGGAACGCAGCGGTGTTGCCGTTCAGGTCCGCAAGGGCCTTATCGACTTCCGCGTACGCTTCCAACATGCCGGTATTGTCCGTGACTTGCACAGAGGTTGACTTGTTCGGCTGCACGCCACCGTACAACTTACGCCAAGTCGGGGCAGGGATGCCCGAACGAATGGCGGATTTGTGGCCGGTCGGCAAGTTGCCTTCGAGCCATGCCATTTCCGGCAGGACTTCGTTGGTCTCGTTCAAAATTTCCACGACCGACGCGATTGCGCCGTTCGGGTCCGTGACCATCGCGAGGTCAAGGAGGGTTGGGTTTGAGGCGGAAAGAGTAGCCATAGCGAAGTTGCTCCTTACTTATTCATTGTTGGGTACATGGCCCTAGCCGGATCACGGGGGGCTTCTCCGCCCTTGCCGAAGTGTAGCTTATCGTCTCCGATAGCCACAGCAACCCGGTGCATAAACCGGATGACCTCTGGATGGTTTCCCATCTGGGTCGAGTTGAGAAGTTCTTTGAAGGCCGGGGCCTCTTTGCCCATGATCGTGTCAATGGCCTTCGTGCTGGATGCAACGGAAGCCTCAAACTTGGCTCCGCCGAACTCCTTATCGTCTGCCGAAGACTTGCGCCATTCCTCAGTGGTTTTTGCCCACTGGGAAGTCTGCGTCTCTACGGCCTCTTGTTGGTACTTCGCAAAGAGGTTGACGAACTTTTGGGCCCCAGCCTGATCCAGGTTGAGTTCCTTAGCTAGGGGAGCGAACTCTCCCAACTTAGTCGCGTCAAGTTCCATGCCCTCCGGGACTGTGAAGTCCGCGTAGGTCTCAGGAGCGCCTTCTTTCTGGCCCTTGTCGGCGTCGCCGTCCTTGGGCTTGTCGGTTGGCTTCTCACCAGCGGCCTTCTCAGCCGCCGCCTTCTCAGCCGCTACAGCTTCCGCCGTGGCAACTTTAGTTTCTGCTACGGGCGCAACAGCTTCCGCCGGCGCTTCCCCCTCGGCTGGCGCTTCTCCGCCCAGTGCTGTTACATCAACCACTATCCCCGTCCTTTCGTTGCATATCTGGTATCACGTGATACCGCCTCGTTCTGCATCAGCATATACTCTGCCGGTGCGTCTGTAAATAGCTTATGTAGGATTTCCAGCGATAGGCTACGCCTACCCTCTAGGAAGGCCGTCTCATGCGTATCCCCGCCCTGGTAGGATAGCTTGTAGGGGCCGCCGGAGGACATCAGCGCCCACAAGACCGCCCGCCCAGGCCGAGTACCCACTACAGCCATAAAGTTGGCTAGCTCCTCCTCGGCGCGCAGGGCGGCTTTGGACTTGTTAAATTTGACCGTAGCCTTGCCGCCTACGCCCTGATCCTCCGTATCTTCGTTATCGGCCACGGGTGGCCCCCGCTACAGACGCTACGGCGCTGCCCGCGTCTGAGGCTGCGCCGGCTGCCTGCTCTCCTAGGGCCGCCATCTGCGCCATCTGCTGCTGTTGCTGGCGCGCCTGGGCCAACTGGGCGGCTTCTTCATCCGAGCGGATCATGCGCGGCGGGGCTCCATGGACCGAGGCGTATTCGTCTACGGCCTGCGCCGCATCGAACTTGTCGCCGGCGTCAACGAACCCGGCCTGCATCAAACCGCTGATAAAGCCACTGACTTGCTCAATGGTCTCCCCGGCAACCGCGCGCTGCGCCTGGGCCAGGGCTGATATATACTTGGTGCGAAGCGGCTGCCCGGCGATCTCTGGCGGGGGCGGGGGCAGAAGCCCCGCTGCCACGATCTGAGCAAACACCCGATCTACGACCTTATCGAGCCATTCTCCGTGTACACGCTGAAGAACCGGGCCGAGTTGCAGCAGGCGCTCGCCGTCGCGCTTTGCAAGCTCAAGCTCGTTCTTGGGCTGGACGCCCTCCATCCGGCTAATGGCCAGAAACATATCGACCATGAAGGCCCCATCAATGCGCCGCTCTACGCCCTTGATGTCCATGTGCATATCTTGCAGCTTGGGGTCAACGGTGTAGACCGGCTCTAGCTTTGTGCCGTGCTGGGAGCCGTCATAGATATTCAGGCCCCCAGGCAGGGCGGAAACGGCCTTGTCACGAATAGAGGCTGGCCCACGCAGAGGCGGGTTCACGAGCTTGTCTATGCCTTGAGCTTTCCGTTTCTCTTGTACTTGAAGCTGCTTGGTGTCTCCGAGCGCTACCATGGCGGGGCAACTGGTGCCGTAGACATCCTCGTCGGTAACATCCCACCGGGGAACGTACGCGGGGAACTCGTCAAAACCACTTTCGCTCAAAAATTTGTTTTTATCGCTCTCACCCACAGCGTACTTGACAGACCGAAATTTCTTGAATTTGCCGCCGGCCCGGCTCGGCTCGCTGTCTGGGTTTGGCTCGATGAAGTGGACTACAGGGTGCCATCCGTGGTAGTCGCCCCGGTCGTAGCTGTCCTTCACCATCGGCGGAACTGCGTCTACCCCAAACGCGCCGACCATCTGCGAGACCGTCATGTCGTATTTGCGGACGAGGGTGTCTACCTCAAACTTATCATTCTGGGCGATGTAATAGCTGCCCGCCGTGTGGGTGTAGAAGCGCGTCACCGTGTCGAAGTCATCGACCTGGGACATCGCGCCGGTGCCGAACAGCAGAAGCTCCCCGAGAACCTGGGGGGCCATGGTGTAGAAGTTGCTGGCGGCGAAGATGTCGTAGATTATCCGCTCCACGGACTTCAGCCACACCTTGACCGGGCGGAACTCCATCATGTCTACGTCAAGGGTCTCTAGCGCGAACCAAGGCCGAGAGGGCGACATGGTGCCCGCGAACATTCCAGAGCGAGCAACCCCATGGGCCCACGAGGCGTGGTTGTTAATGATGCTGTTCCACTTGGACGGATCACCCTTGTTACGATCCCCCTCAAGGAACCGCCCCCGGCGAGGCGACACGAACTGCGATAGGCTCTTGTAGTGCGAAATGAAGCCGGAGCGCTCGGTGTCTAAGGCCCCTAGCTGCTTATCGAAATACTCGCGCCGCGTAGCGAAGTGTGCCTTATTTGCATCAGAGGCCATGGATGCTATGCCCCAAGCAGGGACTTGCGATCAACGCGAGCCCCTTCTCCAAGGCCGCGTGCGCCGCCCAAGATGGTGGCCCGATTGAATTTGCTGAAGCGCGCGCCTCGGCCAGCACCAGAACGGCCCGCCTCGCGAGCGACCTCTGGAACGGTCGGCGCTGCGGGCGTGGTGGACCCGCCCCCGCCAGACCCGTCAGGGAGGTTTACGTTGCCGGCGGTTGGGTCAATGCCAACGTCCGAGGGCGCACTTGGATTGACGCCGCCAGGAAACGAACTAATGCCGCTCGCTAGGAGGCTATCGGCCCCAATGGCTAGGGGGTCGTCGTTAAGGGCGCCTGGGCCGCCTGGGCCGCCTGGGCCGCCGCCTGGGCCGCCGCCTGCGTCGGCGGAAATGCACATATGCCTAACTCCCTAACAAGGTCTTTTTGGCGTCAGCGTCGCGGGTTGCGAGCGATACGCCGGTGTTTCGGATGTTGCTGCCCCGGCCACCACTAAGGATGGCTCGGCGCTGTTGATCGGCTCGCGCGTCTCGTACGCTCCTGTCCGTCTCTTTAGGCGGAGGCGGGGCCGGTGCAACCGGCGGCGGGGGAGCCGGTATAGACGGGGCTTTAGGTGATAGGGGCCCGACGCACATAAGCTAATCTTCCGTTTCAAGAGGGTCGTAATCAGAGACCACTGACTTCTGCGCATTCTGCGTTCCGTGGGCCTTCCCAGTCGGCACCACGGACGCTGCGAAGGTCAACGCTAAAGCATCTGAGATGTCCGGGGAACCAACGCCCCGGTCCTTCATGTCTTTCTTGGTCTCAAGATGTATCTTGTTCCCCGTCAGGGTATACCCAAACTCGCGCTGGGTCAACTCCTTCGCGAGGGTCAGCCCAAGTTCGGTTTCCCCGCTCGGCAGGACGAGACGGTGCAGATTGTCCTTGATCCCTCCCCACATCTCGTCCGACTTGTAGCGGTACTTGCCGCTGTCGGTAGGGGAGGAGCCAAACTGGATGTCGAACACCTTGTACCCAAGGTCGAACAACTGGTCAACGACGCCCGCGCCGAGGCCGGTGCCATCCACAAAGATAGCCGCATACTCTATGCCCATCTCGCGAAACTGGTTGACGACATCCTGAACCTTGCCGACTAGCTGGGTCGTGCGCAGGCCCGAGTAGATCATGTCCTTGGTGAAGTACGAGCGGGCGTCATAACCCAGGCGGGGGTATATCACGCTGTCATCGTCCCCGAAGCGAGCCACATCAACGCCTATAATCAGCGGTGCGAAGCGGTCCACTGTCACCATGCGATCCTGCGCCGCGTTAACGTCCGCAGTAGGGATGAACTGGGCGCTACCAACTGACGGAAATTCACCTTTTACGCGAACTTTTACACGGTCGCTGTCTATCCCGAAATCCTGAATAAGCTCCCCGATATATTTTTTGTTCGTGATAAACACCCCTCGGCTGTCTATCATTCTGACCATGTAGCGGTGCTTCAGATTCCCGACGCACTCCTCGAAGAAGCGCCCGCTGTTCCGGGTGGGGTTGCCGAAGTCAAACACCATAGGCTCGCCATCGGTTAGCCCGCCGTCCCTAACTTCGTAAATCTTGTCACCCACGCCAGAGGCTTCATCGAACAGGTAAAACGGCGTAGAGTTGGCCGCGTGCAGCCCAGCGAAGCTCTCCGAGTTTTCCTCTCTAGAGGTCAGGGCATCGACGCGCCACGTCTCCTTGTGCTTCTTGTGGGTCAAGGACATGGCCCCTCTACCCGTATTGTAGTCGAACCAGTGCTCCGTCATGGACATCTTGTGCCACTTGCCAAGCTCGGCCCAGGTCTTCGTGCGTAGCTGCGCATCCGTGCCGGCGGTAACAACGCCCTTAGCATGCGGCCGGGTGTCCATGATGAACTTGATGAGCCACGCGGCCATAACAGACTTGCCGATACCATGGCCAGAAGCCGTCGCGAACCTGATTGGGGTTACGGCGTTCCGCCCATCGAACCCCCTGACTGCTATCTCATACCCCAGATCGTCTAAGAACTCACAGGCCCATAGGTCCGGGCCACAGACAGCGTTGGGGAACCGCTTCCGGTACTTCTCCGGTATCTCAACCATCTTAATGGTCTGTTCAGTATCCCACGGGTACGAGTATAGGACGTGCCCCAGCGGGTCCGCATAGAACCCCGCCATGTCGTCGGCAATCTGCTCGTCTGGTGTCACGTGATACCCCTATTCCCCAAACAGATCGAATACAGTCTCCACCAGCACCGCAAGTATCAGGCACACGATGATAATGGCCCCCACCCCCACTAGAGCCACTAAAGCACGACTAAAGTGCTGAGCGCTACAACCGTCGCAACAATCGGACGCCAGTTATCTCGGGCGGCGTCAACGACATAATGGAACTTGGCCACAATCCAGTTCTCAACCTTATACATCTGCTTCCTCCTCGTCAGGGGCTTCTTGTGCAGCACGGTCTCCACGGGCGCGGTCCCGGCCTCGCATGATACGATCTTCGAGCGAAATCGTGCCAGTGACCTCTATCTTCTCGTTGAATATCTTGAAGTATTTGCCCAGCTTCTCCAGGGCGTCCAACTTGCTGTGGAACTTGACGCGCTGCTTCTTCACGGGCACCGCATCGTCACCCCGGCCCTCGTTGTAGGTCTCGGTCTGGAACTCCGAGATGGAGGCGCGCTGGTCGGCAGTAAGCGTAGAGAACTCGATAAGAGCCGAGCCATCCTCCTGCACCGTAATGAGGTCGCCCAGGTTAGCGAAGGCCACCTTACGGACTTCCTCAATGACCATCTCCGCCGTCACCTTGGACTTCTTCGTCATCGCCCTCATGCGGCGCTCAATCTCGGTCGCGATGGTGTCCCTGGCATACCATCGCGATATGTAGGCGTTACCGGACTTGTAGCCGGCGAACGTAATGGCCTCGGTCTTGTTGAAGCCGTTGGAGAAGTAGCGGTCGATAGCGACCCGCTCTTGCTCATTCAAATGCGTCCGCGCCTTCTTGTGGGAGATATTGGCCACTAGTCCTCTCAGTCATTTGGGGGCGAAGGTGGGATTTGAACCCACGACCTTTTGGGTATGAGCCAAACGAGCTACCAGACTGCTCCACTTCGCGTCAAATAGTTGGGGGCTACTTGTATACCGCCGCCCCCTAGCGGTGAGCTCAGGAGGGATAGGCGGGGAAGACCTCACCTCAACACGAGCTACAGCGTATTATGCCCAGGTTGTCATGGGCTCGTCAAGCCGTTATTTTGGTATCACGTGATACCGTTTCCCAGCGTCGGTTCAGCGGAGGAGGTCTCTCGTTTTTTCCGCACCTGATGTTCGCGATATTCAGGTCTCATAGGCTTAGCCCGCCTTAGCGTATGCGGCGGTACGTAAAGTATTTTCCCGCTTTCGTTCGTACGGGGGTCTCGGGTATCTGGGAGGTACGGGGGGCGCGAGGGCCGGGGCACCCCCGAACCAGGGGCTCGCCGACGTGGCCTGGGCGGACCGATTTGGCCCGAGCCGTATATTCAAACCTTCATATATTCAAACCTTCATATGTACACGTTGCGCGGGCAGCGTGGGCAGCATGAGCAGCGTGAGCAGCATGAGCAGCGTGAGCAGCATGAGCAGCGTGGGATCGCGTGATACCAAGGCGCGCTCCCACGGTTCAACAGCGGGCGCGGGATGCGGTACGTGATGCATTTGCGCCACATAGGCCCATATTCGACCATCAAAGCGCAATAGAACGAAATTGGCGGTCGATTTAGCTTGCAAGCGTTTGCGCGGGCGCGCCTTATTCAATGGCTTCATAAACACAAGGGAATAAGACAATGGAAATTCGTATCAAACGCACAGGGCGCGACGACCTCGTGGTGGAAGCGCCTAGCCTCCACGAGGCCGATCTTCACGAGGCCGATCTTCACGGGGCCGATCTTCGCCTGGCCGATCTTCACGAAGCCGATCTTCGCTGGGCCGATCTGACGGGGGCCGCTCTTCGCGGGGCCGATCTGACG